GTGCAGGAGTCTCTGTATATCTCATTTGAGATGAAGGCACGCCTCGTAAAATATCTGCAGCGAATGACGCTCTTCTAAATGGCTCTTGTTGTCTGGCTAACTCTGTTCTTCTAGCAGCTTCCATTTCATTTTGAAGTTGTTGTTGTTGAACACCACCGACACTTAATAATCTGTTGATGTCAACTCCACCCAATCTTTGCCCAGCTTCTCCTAATCCAACTTGTGCTTGACCTGCTTGTAGTGTTTGTACTCCAAGCTGTCCTAACTGTTGCGCTGTTCTTTGTTGTGCCTGTTGAGCTTGTAAAAAGTTTCGTGATAAGTCTTCAAAAATTCTTTGTGATTTTACCTGAGCTAAATTTCTCGCCTCTTCTGCTTCACGAACACCGAATCGTGATCCACCAAATGCCCCTGCAGCTACAGCTTCTGCCGCTGTTCGTTGTCCTTGCATAGCTGCCTGCCTGTCTAGTTCAGCTAATGCTTGTTGTGTAACTTGTTGTTGATACGGATCCATGAAAGTAGAAACTTGCGATGGATCTAATTGTTGTACTCCTGCGCCGATGGCCCCTAGCCCTGCCCCCACGGTTGTGGACGCAGCATCCAAAAATGGTTGATAAGCGCCTAATCCCTCTTGTGCTTTTGCAACTGCTGTTTGTTGTGCTTGAGTTAAAGGTGCAATTTGTTGTGCGGGGACTGTTTGAGGTATGCCTGCTAGTCCTCTCAGTCTTAATTCATATTGTTCCTCTGTTTCATCAGGTCTTCTAGTAGCACCTAATTCCTCTAACCTTAATTTATATTCTTCTTCTGTTTCGCCAGCTAGTCTTTGAAAATTAGGTATACCAAATGTGGAACCTAATATCTGCTCTACTCTCTCTTCTATAAACGGCGCTTGCCTTTGAAACACTACTTGATCTACCACTATGCTACCTTCTTCTCTAATTTATCCATCATGTCGTACATTTGCTTTGCGCCTTTACGACGTTGTTCTAACTTATCATCTTTACTCGCACCATTCAATGCCCCTAATCCTCTGACTGCTTTTGCAGTCATCACAAACTCACCATCACTTAACATAGCAGGGATGTCATCGGATTTTTCTGTTCCGGGTCCAGAGATCTGTCCTGTCTTTCTAGGAAAGCCTCCGTCTTTTAAACTTCTATATGTTGGTGCTGCTGCACCATATGATTGTGTTTCAGGATCGTAATAACTTACATCTGGTGTGCTAAGATCTAAAGGAGAAACACTGCCTGCTTTTGGTGGTGGAGGCATATCTATTTCTTCTTGATCATCATTCATAGCACCTAATGCACCAATAGCACCTAAGCCTAACGCACCTGCAGTTAATGGTTTGTCTTTTATAAATTGACCAACTTGAGATAGTAATCCTTCTTTTTGTGCGGCAGAGGTCGCTGCTTGTTGAACAGCGTTTGCTTCCATTTGTGCGGCTAAAGCAGATGTTGATGTTGGAGCACTAGCGGCAGCGGTTTGTCCTAAACCAACTGCAGCTTTTGCACTAGAACCAAGAGCACCTAAGCCTTGACCACCAACTAATCCCACGCTACCTCCCAAGGCTCCTAGACCATAACCCATCAATGCTGATGTAGCTATGTTTGCGGGATTGTCTCCTCTAATCGCTGATCCTAAACCTGCTCCAATAGAAGCACCCATAGGACCACCAACTGCGAAACCTATTGCTCCTGTTATAACGGGTAGAATCTTTTTAAACATTTTTACTCCGGTAGTGTATGTGCTCCAGCAAATACATTAGGAGCTATTACGTGAACATCTCTTCTTATATCTGCTTCTTTTGTTTCTGTGTTAGGATCATCAATATCTGCCTGACACTCTTCGTGTGAATTATACTCTTGACCTGTTTTAGTATTAGTTATTGTAGTTTCAACTTTAGCACTATAAACAGGAACTTTTTCACCATCAATCTCGTCATAACGCAAGATTTTAGGTTCATCTACAATTTTCGCCATAATATAGTTTTATAGGCGAAAAACTAATAAATCAACCGATTTCATCTCCCATATTACAAGTCATTGATAGCTTAGGCTTATTTATTTTTAATACTTGATGATCGACATATTTAGGTATTATCAACACATTTTGATTATTCAATATATAGTGATCACCACCTATTAACCACTCAGACTCCCCAAATATATTTTTAACTAGAACACCATAATCATGACTATGTTTATCAAAAGATGTCGATTTTTTACCATTACCAAAATATAAGTTTACATCTCTTTCACTACCACAATAGTCATTAATCCATTGTTGAATTTGCCAAGTGTCTTTTGTGATACCACCACACATTGATAAAACTAGAGTAAATCCATCCTTATAAGCTTTTATAGCGTTTTCAGATTCTAAATAACCCTTTCCATCAAAAAAGTATTGTTGATTAATTCCATATTCATCAATAGTCTCTATTGTAGGTTGCCCCCAAGGATAATGCTTAGTCCAACGAAATTTATCATACAGCCTATCTAGGAGTAATTCTTCTGTAAACTCTACATGATGATTTTGAATCTTATCAATTAAATCATTTAATAACATCAACTAAATCCGATGTTACCTGAAATTGACACTCTATATTCATCAGATGTGTAAAAAGGATAGACTTGATGATTCATATTGGCAGGGAACAGTGCCATTTTTCCTTCCCATTCTTTGTCCGCTGGTATCACGTGATCTGTTATTTGACCCATTTCATTTGTTAACAAAAAACAAAAATGCCCTGCTCTGATTTCATTTTCTTTCATATGCGGAAAACGTGCTTTCTCATCTTTCATCGTGTAGGGAACTTTATGCCAAATAACAAAACTAAACAATCCGTCATGGACATGCACAGGATTGAACTCATATTTACTTTGATAATTTACCCATAAATTTTGTAGTGTTAGATGAAACTCGTCTGACTTGTGCATGGCGCTAATTCTACCAAAATAGTATCTATATTTTTTGAAGTGTTCTTGAATACATAAATCTAAAAAGGGCCATAAGATAGGTTTGCCGTCAGGTATCATATATTCTTTTTGTATATTGCCAGCTAAATCAGAATTTGCTTTTTCCGTATGTTCTTTATTAATGACTTCATCTAATTTTTTGGTGATGTCCTCAGGGACAGATGTTATTAAATACATTATTGTTGTTGTTTAACCTCTAGTAGAGATACCTCTATCATGGCTCTTGAAGCTGCGTTTGCTTGTACTTTCATTTTGTCTCCTTCTTGATACACCATACTTGTGCTTATGGTGTTTGTGTCAGACGCCGATACATCCACTTGAAATATTTGAAAATCAGCGGATCCATCATGATGATCAATATTTACAGTTACAGCACTAGAACCATCATAGTTGTGTGTGTTAATAGATTTAACTATAAATGTTGACACTGGTGTGGGTGGGGTAGCTGCTACATTTGCAGTGGGCACCGTAAATACAGTTGTTAAATCTGTTGTTGTCAGATTTGCAATAAATCTTTTAAATACGTCAGCCACTAAAGAACCATGCCCTTCTTGTAGACTCCTCTTGTGTATCTTGAGTATACTGTGTATTTAATTGTTGCACCATCTCTTCTAATTGTCTTGTTAATTCTGCAGCCTGTGCTGCGTCGTACTCAGGTCTAGGATCTGGAAATCTTTGTAATGTTAATTTAGCCATTCCTCATCCTCTTTAGGTATTCCGTTTTTAACGTGTAATTTATATTTTTTTTCATCATCTGATATTAATGAGTCAATTAATGTGTAATACAATATATTATGTGTTTCATTTTTCAATGTAACTTCATCCTCTAATTTAAAATTTTGATGCACCCATTCTTTTGGATGTTTTATTATTAGATGTAAAAAGCCTGATGTTAGTGATATTTGTGACTTTGGCTTCATTCTAATATATTTAACATCTCCATAATAAGCATGTATATTTTCGTAATTCGTTTTTTGGTATGGTTTACTTTTCCATATGTTGTATGTATCTAGAGGACTCATAAGTACAGCTCATTTATATCATTACTATACCATACGGCTAAAACATATCTAAATCCAGATGTTACCTGACTAACACCATGTTTATATTTGCATCCATTAAAAAATACAGTCTTTCCTGTTTCAGGTTTTACAACAACTTCATTCTCAAAGAATGTTTTGCCTCCAACAAAATCATCATTTAAATATGTAATCGACGTTAATGTAGTCGTATCTCTAGCCTTATCAAAATGAAGAAGTTGTTTTGACCCCTTACTCCACAAGACTAATCTTACACATTCTGGAAAAACAATGATATTTCTTTGTGCTAAAAAAGATAGGTATTGAATACAAAGTTTTTTATGTAAACTTGGTTCCATGTCAGAAAAATCTATCTCCAATACATCTCTAAATTTTACCATGTTTGATTTATTAGCTATTGTAAATTTAACTAATTCTTTACAAAGATTTTTGTCGAGGAAGTTTTCTTCTATTAGAATCACTAATTAACGTCTGCCGTCTGGTTGCACATCAAAACGCTGTGTACCTAATCTCCAAGCAGTGCCTGTAGTGTTCGAAACAACATTAACAGTAAATTCTCTACCTCTGCCACGTAAACTTACAAATTCTGTTGCATCGGTAAAAGTGGCTGTCTTAGTAGTGCTCGTACTTGTATTTGGATAGTTTTTAAATTCTAACTTAAAGTTTAAGGTGCCTGCTTGATTTTGAACGTCAGGTATAAGTTTTTGAACAAATAACATATCATTACCTTCACCTATCTCAACAGATCCTGATTTGAC